CGTTGCATTTCAGTTGTCTTCCAGCCCGTGTTCATCTCACCATCCCTCGCTTTCACTCAGTGCCACCGGCCCGCAGGCCAACTCTTCCGCGCGCTCGTTCTCTGCGTGCTCGGCATCGACGCACGCCGGGCACACACGGTCGCCCTCGACGTCTTCGAGCACCTCCGTGCGCGTCGCCACGCCGCACCAGGCGCACGCGTAGTGCTGGAGCAGCTTCGCGGTCATGTCGCGCGTCGGGGCGGGGAGCTTGCGTGCTGGGCGGTTCATGCTGCCCTCCTGCCCGCGAGCACGTACGCGCACCCGTCCAGCACCGCCCACGCCAGCGCCTGCTCGTCCTCACAGCGCAGCGCGTCTGCAGCCTCGCGGCCGAGCGCGTCACCCAGCGGCTGCTCGCCCAGCACGTCGATGCGGGCGTCGCCGTGGCGGTCCTCCCAGGCCTGCGCGTCCACGTAGGCGTGCTCGGCCGCGTCGGCTTCGCCCCGCACGAGTTCAAGGCGGTAGGTGTGGTCGCCGTCGTCCGGGCCGATGACCGAGAGAACGTGCCAGGTGGGTACAACGCGGTTCATGCCAATGACATTTTCATGCCAATGGCATGATGTCAACTGGCACTTTTGACACGTGTTCTAAATGGTCGTTCCCGTGCGAGAATCTGCGCACTGGGGGCGAAGATGAGAGCTGTTTATGTGGCGCTGCTGACGATGCTTTGCGCATGCCAACCGAAGACAACATCAGGCGGCATCGAGGTGTACGAGTCCATCTGGGAGCGGGTCGACCGAGACCTGCGCTACCGGGCAGCCATGGAGCTGCACTGCGACCCGGTGGAGGTGGAGCTCACGCTCGTGCAGCGCCAGGGCAAGTTCCCCACGGTCGTGCATGCCGATGGATGCAGGGCGCAGGCTTTGTACAGCCGCCAGCTGCGGCGCCATCATGGCAAGTACACCGACAAGAACTCCACGTGGGAGGTGGAATCGAAGAGCCCCGCCTTGGAGTAGTCAGGCCCGGCGCTTGGCGCGGCGAGGCTTAGTGCACGTGCGCGTCCGTGCAGGACCAAACGCCCCAAACGCGCTGGCCAGCCGCAGGCACGCCGCGGGCTCGGCGCTGCGGCCAGCGCGCCGCAAGAGCTCGCCGCAGACGAGCAGCCACACTTCCCGCTCCCAGTCCGAGCGCCGCGCGTCGTAGTGCAGAGCCCCGCCGTCCAGGCGCGCAGGCCCGACGGACGGATGCGGCCACAGCTCAGCAGCGAAGAGCGCGTCTTCTGCTCCGAGTGGCAGCTGCAAGCGAGTTCTCCCCAGAAACTCGCTCACCAGGCGTCTGTCAGCGTTCCCCATGCCGGGGGGCAAGAATACACACCAGTGGTGCGTTGCCTACCACTAATCTTCGACGTCGCTACCCCGGTCACCCTTTTGCGTGGCCGCGTCGGCCCGCTTTCGTTTCAGCCGCGCGCTGATTTCTTCGGCTTTGGCGAGCCCGTGCTCGAACTCTGCGCGGGTGATCCGCTTGCGCATCATGTGCAGAACGCCCTCGTAAAACGCAGCGCTTGGCTCGCCGCCATCAGGGATGATGAACGCCGCGAGCGCTGACCGCTCCTCGTCGGTAACGTCCTGCCCCGTGGGCGAGTCAATAAACTCGTGCCACCCGCGAAAGACCGGCTCCTTCCCCAGGTATTCTTTGTACGACAGAGGTAGGCGCGCGTCGTAGAAGTAGGCGCGGCGGATGCGCAGCTTCGAGATGGCCCGGTCAATCGTCTCGGGCCCGACGTCCCGCTGGCGGCGGTGGATCCGCGATAGGTAGCCCTGGTTCACGCCCAGCCTTCGCGCGACCGCCGTCACCCATCCGTGCGCAGGCGCGCCCTCTTCGGCGCCCAGCTCCTCCACCAGCTGCAGGTACCTTCGCTTCGCGCGTTCTGTGTCCGCTGTCACAGACAGGCTAGTGGCACGATTAGAATTGACAGGGGGTCCGGACATAACTTATGCCAATGGCATGAATCGAAGGGATCGGGCGGCTCTCAGCCGATTGCGCCAATGGCGCAAGGACTTAGGCATTTCTACGTCCGGGCTGGCCGCGTTGGTAGGGGTCGACCAGTCGTTCATGTCCCGGGTGCTCGCGGGGACGCGCGGTGTGGGCCTGCCCACTGTGGAGAAGATCGAGCGCGCGTCTAAAGGCTGGAAACATGGGCCGATCCTGCGCACTGAGTGGTCATGCCATTGGCATACAGGCCTACCCGTTGCGAGTCAACCGAGCGCCTCCGTTCAGCGTGAGGCCTCGTGAAGTCCCCCCGCGCACGCACACCTGGGCGGGTCTACCCCCTGCTCCCCGTCCGGGTGGGCGTGCGCTCTCTTTACGGCTGCGCGTGGTGCGTGGCCTGCCCCTGCGCCCGCGAACGGAACGCACGCAACACCGTTGTGCAGCGGGCGCAGGGGCACCTATTTCGCGGGCTGTGGGCAATGGTGTCCGCAGTACACGAACCCCCGGCCGTGCGTTTCGGAAGCGCCCGGCCGGGGTGCTTGCTTCGCTGACTGACTGACGTTTCAGCGGCCGAGGGCGTGGTGCGCGGGGACGTCCCGCGACGAGCTGTTGCTAGCTCCATGAATCACCTCGGGCGCTGTTTTTAGGGGGTTTGCGTGCAGGCGGCGTTGCTGAGCAGCGTGAAGATGGACTGGGTGACGCCGCAGTGCGTGCTCGAGCGCGTGCGGCGCGTGGACGACATCGCGCTCGACCCGTGCACGACGCCTGACGACCCGTGCGGCGCGGCTGCCGTCTTTACGCTCGAGTGCGGCCATGACGGGCTGGTGCAGGGCTGGGTCGGGTATGGGGGGCTCGTCTACGCCAACCCGCCTTATGGGCGCGAGCTGCCGCGCTGGGCCGCCAAAGCGACGGCCGAGGCTCGACTCGGCGCCGAGATCATTCTGCTCGTGCCGTCGCGCACTGACACGCGCTGGTGGGGCTGGTCGTACGACTCATGCCAAGCCATCGCGTTCTGGAAGGGCCGCCTCACCTTCGCCGGTGCGCCCGCCCCTGCGCCGTTCCCGAGCTGCCTAGTCTACTGGGGCGAGCGTCAGGGGCGGTTCAAGCGCGCGTTCAGCGACGCCGCGCGCGTCATCCCCGGAGGTGGCGCGTGAGTTGGCGCGACGCACGCACGAAGACCGAAGAGCACGCCCCCGGCGTCGCTGTGGCGCAGCCAGGCGTCCGGCGCGGCTGCTGGGCCACCTGCACGGGTGCAGGCTACTCGGTTCGCTACGCCGTGCCGCGCAGCTGCTCGCTCCAGGCCCGGACCGGCAAGCTCACCTGCCACGCCCACCGCGCCCGCGAGCGCGACGCCCAGGCGCTCAAGGCGTCGCTCGAGCAGGAGGCGGCCGAGTAGCCATGGACTGGCCCAACGAGCGTTACGTGCGGCTGTACGTCCGCGACACGACCACCTGGAAGCGTCTCGGGTGGGACGGTCAGTGCGTGCTCATGCAGCTGCTGCGCAAGGTGGACCGGGCCGGCACGCTCGACCTGAGCGAGCTCGAGCCGTGGGAGGCCGTAGCCCTGCACACGGGTGCATCCGAGGACGTGGCGCGGCGCGGCGTCGAGGCGCTACTCCGGACCAGGACGGCGCTCATCTCGGGCGGCCGTCTGATGTTCCCGTCGTTCGTCGAAGCGCAGGAGTGCTCGAAGTCAGACAAGCAGCGGCAGAAGGAAAGTAGAGACCGCCGGGCCGTCGCGGTCACGGAACGTGACGAGGAGTCACGAAACGTGACGGATCCGTCACAGCCGGTCACAGCCGGTCACGAGCAGTCACAGCCGGTCACATCCTGTCACTCTGTGCTGTGCAGTGCTGTGCTTAGCAGTGCAGTACAGAACCCCCCAGGGGACGCGGGCGCACGTGATGTGATGCAGCCCCTGAGCGACTCGGCGGTGCACCCGACGGTCGACGTGATGGGCCTGCAACTCGCGGTCGGCAAGGCGGCGGACGAGCTCGGGTGGGAGACGGCGCCGGAGGTGACGCCCTCCCAGCTTGCGCGGGCCGCCAAGCGGGTCCCAAGGCTCGCGGAGCGGCGAGGGGTCACCAGGGGTGAGGCAGCCCTTTTGCTCGCCAGGGCGGCCCTCCAGAGCGCCCGCGCGACGGGCAAGGGCGTGGGCTTCGCGCTGCTCGAAGTCGACCCGGCCCAGCCCCCGCCCCGCGCGCGTGGCCGCCCGTGCATGGCACCCGCCACCACGCACCTGGACTTCGCGGACGCGGAGCCACTCGAGACGCAGCTTGCACGGCTGAGGGAAGACCATGGGTGATCTGACGAAGATGGGCAGCGCTGCCGAGCTGCAGACGGTGATGCGCGATGCGTTCCGCGCCACGCACGACCCGGGGCGCGTGGCCGAGTACAGCGCGCGCGAGGCGGCTCGCAAGGAGCGCGAGGTAGCCTACCGGGCTGGCCTGTGGCGCCGCCGCTATCGCAGTGCGGCGCCTGTGCGCGTGGCGGACGCGGCGTGGGATGCACGCGACACGCCCGCCGTGCTCACGGTGCGCGACTGGCTCAAGGACCCGTCGCGGCACCTTGTACTGCGGGGCGGCGTCGGCTGCGGGAAGACCACGGCAGCGTGCGTCGCCGTGAAGCACTGGGTGGAGCCCGCGAGCCTGCTCATGGGGAACGACTTCGACTACCCACCAGGCGTGCGCATCGATTGGCACGAGCGGCACGACGTGGCGTGGCTCCGGCCTGACCAACTGGTGAGCGCCGTGCTGCATGACTACGACGAGAGCAGCCCGAAGCTGCGGCCGTACGTGGTGGTGGACGACATGGGCGTCGAGACCAAGGGCGACTTCGCGGCGGCGCTGTGTGAGTTGCTCGACCGCTCGGGCCACACGGTGGTCATCACCACGAACCTCACGAAGGCGCGCTTTCGCGAGCGCTACGACCTGCGCCTGCTCGACAGGCTGAACGACACGGCTCGGGCGATCGACCTGCCGGAGAAGAGCATGCGGCGGCAGGACGGGGGGTTCTGATGATCAGCATCGACACAGCGCTCACCTGGGTGAGCTGGGCGTTTGTCTGCGGCGCCATCATGGGCACGGCTGCCACCGCAGCGCTCGCGATCGCCGTGCGCTGGGGCGAGCTGCCGCGTGCGAGCAAGCGCAGGCGCGAAGAGCGTGGAGGCGTCGCATGAACAAGCCCGCGAGCTACCGAGACCTGGCAGAGCGCATGGACGCTGCGGCTGCGCGCGCCGTGCATTTGTGGGGCGCGCACAAGCAGTTGCGCCAGCTCACGGAGGAGTGCGGCGAGCTCGTGGCCGCCGTGAACCAATACGAACGCGGCCGCATCACAGCGGAGCATCTCGCGTCCGAGATTGCCGACGTGCTGATCTGCCTCGTGCAGGCCCGGCGGATCCTCGGCGGCGCGAAGGTGGACGCGCAGCTGGAGGCGAAGCTCGAGCGCCTCGAAGTGCGCATCGCGCACGCAGAGCACGCAGCGGAGGTGCCGTGAAAAGGCTCCCGCTCGTCACCACGTTCACGCTGGACGAAGTGCTGTTCGCCCTGAAGGCGCTGGACGCTGCGCTGTGGCGCCCGCGGTGCACGGAAGAGGAGCGGCTGCTGGCGGAGAGACTCGAGCAGAAGTTTCTGAGATTGCGAGATAGGGCAAGGGGGAGCGTATGACGGTGTCTGCGTGCACGAGTGTGTGGGGCTGCGTGACGGACTGCTGGCCGATCATGGTGGCCGCATTCGTGATCGGGAGCTGGTTTGGTCTCATGATCATGGGCCTGTTGCTCAGCGCGAGCCGGAGGGCGGACCCGCCATGATCGAAGCGCTCGCATGCCCCGAATGCCACGCCGAGAGCTACCGCGCCCTCGGCGCGCACGGCCTGGGCGTGCGGGTCTCGTGCGAGCTATGCGGCTGCGTGTACCTGCTGCCCAGCGCACGGCGCCTCAGGGAGCGCGCAGACAGGTACTGGCAGCTTGACGAGCCGAGCTACCACAAGCCGCGGACTGCGGGCGCGGTCGAGCCGGTGGCGCGGCGCTCGTTCTGGGCGAGGGTGTGGACGGCGTGGCTGGAGCTGCTCGCGGAGTGGAGGGGCGAATGAGCAACAGCTACGCGCGAGTGAAGGTGACCTTCGAGGTGGACTTCGCGTTCGGCCCTGTGGGCGATGAGTGGTCCGTGAAGGAGCTGCGCGAGCGGGCGCTGAAGGAAGCCGAGGACAACCTTCGCTTAGCTCAGCAGAAGCTCGCCGGGCTGACCATCGTGCGCACCGTGAGCATTGACCCGCACGTGTGGATTCACGTGCAGGACGGTCCGCCATGACCCCCGAGGACGTCATGGCGCAGCGGGCGCGCAAGAAGCGCAAGGAGCGCATCGGCGACGTGGCTACGACGCTGGCCGTCTACACGTTCCTCGCGGGCGTGATCGGGCTGGCGCTGCTGGCCAGCTACTACGAGGCCAAGCGAGACCTGTGGCTGTGGCGGCAGTGGTGGGCCGAGGAGGGGCCATGAGCGTGAAGCTGGCAAACCCCGCGGACGAGACGCACTTCGAGACGCTGGTCTGCACCGGCGTGGACGTCGAGCGCGGCGTCGTCACGTACGAGCGCCGCGAGTCGGTGAGCTTCGTGGTGCCCGGCGTACCCGTGCCCTGGATGCGCGCGGCGAAGCAGGGCAAGCGGCACTTCACGCCGCCTCGCATGGCAGCGCACCAGGAGCGCGTGGCCTACGCGTTCAACGCTGCGGCGGGCAGCTCGTGGCGTCCGGATGGCATGTTCCACGTGGCCTACGAGTTCGTGCTGCCCGACTGGCGCGTGGTCGACCTCGACAACCTCCGCAAGCTGCCGAACGACGCCCTGAACAAGCTCGCGTGGGTGGACGACAGCCGCATCATGGAGGACCCGGGTCGCAAGGTCGTGGACGCGACGCTGCCGAGCTGCACGCGCATCACCATCACGCGCATCGGCGAATGGCCCGTGCGCAGGAAGGCGAGGCAGCCATGCCGCAGCAAGCTGTAACGCTCGTGTTCGACCGCGGCGAGCTGCTGGTGTGCGTGCTCGTGTACGTCGTGGCGCAGTTCGCGATCGAGTGGGCGCTGCAGAAGCGAAAGGGGGGCGAGTGATGGCGGTCGAAGAGGTGACCACGTGGGTCTGCGACCGCTGCGGCGCGCGCAGCCACAAGCCCGAAGGCTGGGCGCTGGCAAGGGCGCAGGAGCTGTGGGTCGCCGCCGTCGCGGTGGAGAGCTGGCACCTGTGCGCCACGTGCTGGCGGTCGTACCGCGCGTGGCTGCGCACGCCCAGGGCAACGGGGGCGGCCAGTGATTAATGACCCTGCGCAGGCGGTGGAGTGGACCATGCGCTTTCTGCTCGGCCTGGGCACGCTGCTCGTGCTCGCGTGGCTGTACGAGCGGAGGTGGTGGTGACAGCGCCGAAGCACATCACGGAGCAGCAGCGCACGTTCGCCTATGGCGTGGCGACTCACGGCAACCATACCCAGGCGGCCGAAGAGGCGGGCTACAAGCATCCGCACTCGGTTGGAACGCGGTTGATGAAACTAAAGCGCGTGGCCGACGAGGTGGTGCGGGTGCGGGGGCAGATCGCAAAGAAGGCCGACCGGCGGGCAATCGCGGAGGCGCGCGAGATTCAGACCTTCCTGACCGAGGTCATGCGGGGGCAGATCAAAGACTACGAGCTGACCTTGTCGGGTGACGTGGAGGAGCTGCCCCCGAAGCTTGCCGAGCGGCGGAAGGCCTCGATGGACCTGGCCAAGATCCAGGGCCTGCTCAAGGACAGGGTCGAGCACTCGGGTGAGGTGCTTCTGGACGTCCCCTTTCGGCAGCTGCTCGAGCTTGCGAAGATCGGAGGCGTCGATGATTGACCATGCGCAGGAGGCTGAGCTGGCGTTTGTCGAGGACGCATGGGTAAACACCCAGCGCGACTACTACGCGGGCACGCCGGCCGCGGCTTACTACCCCTGGATGCGCAAGCTCGTGCGCGGAAAGCTCGCCCACTCGCTCGTGCTGGTGGACCGTGAGGACGGCCTGGTGATCGGCTACGTGGTGGCTGAGAGTGTTAGAAACGCCGTGCGCGTCCATCACCTGTTCACGCGCGGGCACTACCGCCGGGAGGGCCGGGCGTTTCGGCTGCTCGCTCGAGCGTGTGAGCTGCTCGGCGGCGAGCGTTTGGAGTACACGTGTCGTGCGGCTCGAGCGGCGAAGGTCGAGCGGCGGGCATGGACAGTCAAGAAGTGGTGCGACGCGCTTGGAGCGCGGTTCGTGCACGAAGGAGAGGCAGCCCGTGAAAGTGCTTGAAGTTGTAACGACCACCCGCATTCGAGACCCCCACCGCCCCCCGATGACGTCCATGACGCAGCGGGACGAGTACAAGACGTCTGACGGCTACGAGCTCGAGCTGCACCCGAGCGGCCTGGCCGTCATCATCCGCGGCAAGGACCACACGCGCCTGGCCCCGCTCGCGAGCGCCATCGTGGAGGAGGACGAGCGCGCTGAGGTGGGCGTAGGCCGCCTGCCCGAGCGCCCGCTGGCCAAGAAGCGGGGCGTAAGGTGAGACGGCTGCGCGCCATGCACCGCTCGAGCGTCGAGGTGGTGCGCCACGACCTGAAGCCTTTGATCATGGGCCTGTGCCGCAACATCGTGGAGCACGGCGAGGAGAACGCCCAGCGCCTGGATGAGCAGGACAGGCTCTGGAAGTACGACCAGGTGGAGTGCGTCTGGTATCGCGCCGAGCGCGTCCAGGACGAGCCGCCGCGCTGGCGTGGCGAGACCATATCGGGCCTTCCTGACCGCGTGCCCCCCATCAAGGTGTTCGCGAACGCGGAGGGCTCGCTCGAACTCGAGCTGCGCTATCGGTACGCCCACGAGGTGATGGCCGCGCGGCTCGTGCGAGACTGGGACGACGCGCGGGCCCGGGCGGGTAAGGCCAAGTTTCTATGCGCGGAGGTGGTGCGATGATTACACACGAGTTCGTGGACCTGTGCGAGGCGCTGCTCAAGCACGGCGTGGTGAGCGTGAGCGCGGGCGAGTTCCACGCGACCTTTCAGCCCCAGGCCGCGCAGACATACGGGCCCAGGCGCGAGCATGAGACGCCTGAGCCGGGCGGGAAGCCCCCAAAGCCCGTGACGCCGGACGACGCGCGCCACGGCTACTACGACCGCGTCATGGGCAGCGGGCGGGGCGAACGATGACAGCAAAGCTGAAGCCGCTGGCGGAAGCAGGCCTTCACTCCGTTCAACTGAAGCGCATTGCCAAGCTACTGGAAGACGCGTTCGATGAGGACGGTGACCTCCTGAACTCTCTCAATTCCATCGCGAGCTCGCTTGCCGAGATCAGCGCGACCCTGGAAGTGGAAGCACAACGGCGGCGCAGGACGCAGCCAGACACGGAGTGAAACATGGACTACGGCGACACGCAGCGAGCAGAGTTCTGGTGGGATGCCAGCAAGGACGCGGTGGGCATGGCGGTGATTCGCATGGCCGACAGCATCGTGAACCAGCAGCGCGCCCAGCGGGAGGACACGCGCTTCTACATGGACTTGTGCAGCAACAGCAACACGGCGGGCAATGACACCTACGCGCTGCTCTCGAACGGCAAGCGCTGGGGCTGGGACCGCAAGATGAGGCAGAACATCTGCGCGGCGGGCGTCGACACGGCGAGCAGCCTCATCGCGCAGAACCGTACCGCGCCCATGTACCTGACGAGCCTGGGCGACTTCACGCTAAGCCGGAAGGCCGAGCAGCGCTCGCGGGTCTTGCACTCGCAGTTCTACGACCTCGGCATGTACCGAATCATGCCCGAGGTGTGGCGCGACGCGGCAGAGACGGGCACGGGGCACCTCTTTGGGTGCGTCCGCAACGGTAAGCCCTATCTCGAGCGCTGCCTCCCGAACGAAGTGCTGATCGATGACATGGACGGGCGCTATCGCTCGCCACGGTCCGCCTACCGCGTGTTCTTCCCGGCGCGCGAGCAGCTGTGGAAGCTCTACAAGAATGCCGAAGGCATCAAGGAGAGCGGCGGGCCGAGCGCGCACGACTACATCGACTTCAACCTGCGAACCGACGCGTGCGTGGACCGCGTGCGCGTCATCGAGGCGTGGCACCTGCCCAGCGTCACGGGCGGTGACGACGGGCGGCACATCATCTGCACGGACAAGGCCGTGCTCCGGGACGAGCCCTGGACGCGTGACCGCTTCCCGCTCGTGCGCATCGCGTACATGGAGCGGCGGATTGGCTACTACGGCCAGGGTCTGTGCGAGCGGCTTGCGGGCGCCCAGATCCAGCTGAACGAGCTGAACGACACCATCCGCGACTGCCAGCGCCTTGTCAGTAACGCCATGGTCTGGATGGATGAGAATGACGAAGGCGCGTGGGAAGACCTGACCAACATGCCAGGCCAGATCTACCGCAGCAGGACGCCGCCGCAGCTCCTGAGGTGGGAAGGCACGCCGGGCGACCTATTCCGCGAGCGTGGGGTCATCAAGGAGGACGCCTTCGACCAGGAGGGCTTGAGTGCCCCCATGATCAGCGGTGACGGCGCAAGCCCTGGCGTCTCGAGCGGCCGCGCCATCCGTGCCGAGGACGACGTGCGCTCGCGGCGTCACATCGACCCGACGCGCAGGCTTGAGTACGCGTACCTGGACGGCACGCAGCTGATCAGCGACCTGAACGACGAGTGTGCCGAGATGGACGAGAACTACGTGGTCACGGGCCGCGCGCGCTTCGGGCGCCAGACGTTCCTGCGCACGAGCAAGTGGAAGGAGCTCGAGCTGCCGGACGGCGACGTGCGCGTGAACATGTTCCCCATGGCCGCCCTACCCACCACCGTGCAGGGCAAGTTCGCCGCCGTGGACGAGTGGATCCAGGGGGGCTTTGTGAGCCGGCCTCAGGCGCTCGACCTCATGGAGTTCCCCGATATCGACGCCTGGCAGCAGCTCGAGAACGCGAACATTGACCTCGTGCGCTGGCAGATTGAACGGCTGCTCGACCTGGCCGAGGGCGAGCCCGGGGAGCTACCCATCGAGAACCAGGACCTCCCCATGGCGGTGAAGTTCATCAATCAGGCCTTCTTGGTCGCCTACCGCATGCAGGCCCCCGCCCACGTGCAGCTCGCGTTCCAGACCTACCTCGCGTACGCCAAGCAGCTCACGGACAAGCTCGCCGCGCAGGAGGCCGCCCAGGCCGCGCCGCCGCCCGAGGCCATGGGCCCCGCCGCCCTGGACCAGAACGCCGCCGCTGCGGCCCAGCTCGCCGCCCCGCCGGCGGGGGGGATGGCAGCATGAGTGACGTAACAGCCCCCACCGCGCCCGCAGGCGCCCCACCCACGCCCGCAGACGGCGCCGCCGCCCCTGCGCCTGCCCCGGACCCTGGCGCGCCCCAGAACGCCGTCGAGGCCATCCTGGCTAAGCGCGCGGCCAAGGAGGCCGCGGCCGCCCAGGCCGAGCCGGCCGAAAAGCCTGGCGACCCGCCCAAAGATGGGGACAAGCCCCCACCGCCCGAGGACAAGGGCCTGTCGCTCAAGCACGCCCAGCTCAAGGCGGACCACCGGAAGGCCCTGGCCGAGCGCGAGGCGCTCAAGGCCGAGATGGCCGCCGCGGCGAAGGAGCGGGACGAGCTCAAGGCCATGTTCGGGCCTGGCAAGAACCACCTGGCGGCGCTCGAGAAGGCGGTGGGCAAGCCGTTCAAGCAGATCATGGAGGACGCCGCGCGCGGGGCGTACGACCAGCGCAACGCCCTCCCCCCCGAGCAGCAGGCGAAGCTCGACGCCTTCGACCGCTGGAAGCAGGAGCAGGAGGCAGCGCAGGCGCAGAAGCAGGCCGCCGCTGCCCGTGCCGAGGACGTCGGGGTGGCAGACGAGTTCATGAAGGCGAACACGGACAAATACCCGCTGTTCGCGCTGAGCGGGTTCGCGGCCGAGGACCTGGTCGAGCGCGCGTACGCCGAGCTGAAAGAGGGCAGGCAGCCCGACTTCGACGCCCTCGCCAAGCAGGCCGAGGACTACGCGGTGAGCAATCTGGACAAGTTCTTCGACAAGGCGGAACTGCTCAGCGTGCTTGTCAAGCGTCCCAATGTGCGGCAAAGATTGCTGCAGGCCCTGGGCCTCAGCGAGAACAATGCGGCGCGCCCCGCAAGCAGTACGCAGGGCGAAGGCGGAGCCGGGACTGGTCCCCGGACGCTTACACACTCATCGACGCAAGAGTCCCCAGTGCCGCCCGAGTCTCCCCCGAACGAGGAGGAGGACTGGATGGCCGGGGCCAAGGCGCGGCTCGCCCAGTACAAGCAGCACGGCCGAATCGGCCGCTAACCCTCCATGTGTCCTGCGCGAGCCGCTGAGGTGGCTCGCCCATGGCAACGACCCAGACGACAGATGTCTCGTACATCTCGAAAGTCATCTACAAGGACGGCATTCAGCAGAAGCAGATCGTGCGCGACAAGGCCCTGCTGACTGCCACAAAGCACAACACCAAGTTCACCAGTGCCGAGGGCATCAAGGTCCCGATCCTGTACGGCACGGGGCAGGGCGCGAGCGCGACCGTGGCGAACGCCGCGAGCAACGCCTCGCCTGACGCCGGCGAGGCCTTCACGGTCACGCAGGCGACCTACTACACGAACTTCGACATTCACGGCAAGGTCGTCAGAAACGCCCTGAAGGGCAATGACGACAGCTACTTCCTCCAGCAGCTCAAGCTGGCGATGGACAACGCCCAGGAGACGATGGGCTCGGAGCTGAACCGTCAGGCCTTCGGCACGTCTGCAGGCTGGCGCGCTCGCGTCGGCGGCGCTGCCCCCACCGGTAGCACCATCGTGCTCGCAAACCCGCAGGACGCGGTGTTCTTCGAGAAGAACATGATCGTCGTGTTCGCGGCGACGCCCACGGGCGCGATCCGCGCGGGCACGCCGGGCTCCGCCAAGATCACGAAGGTGGACACGTCCACCGGCACCCTGACCGTGGAGGGCGTCATCACCACGCTCATCACCACGCCCGGCGCGGGCGACTACATCTTCCGCCAGGGCGACGCGCAGAACGGCGCCGCGAGCGGTCTTCTCGCCTCCGGCCTCGCGGACTGGAACCCGCAGACGGTCACCGCCACGCCGTTCTTTGGCGTGGACCGCACGTCGTTCCCGAGCCGCCTTGCCGGCGTGCGCTACCCGGGCTCGACCGACCCGCTCGAGACCGTGTTTATCAAGGCCATGGCCGCGGGGCGCGCTGAGGTCGGTTCGGGCTTCAAGAAGGGCGACCTCTTCCTCAACCCGATCAATTTCGCCGCTATCCAGTCCTCGAAGGAGGGCGGCCGGTGGATCACGGAGCCGAGCTCGTACGGCATCGGCATCGACAAGTTCCAGATCGGCGCCTTCAAGTTCGTGGAGGACGCCATGTGTCCGGTCAACGTCGCGCACATGGTCGCGGACGGCGCCTTCGAGCGTGCGTCGTGCGGCGATGCGCCGTACTGGAACAACTTCGACGGCGCGGACATGTGGCTCGACCGCGCCACCGACCAGTACAAGGGGCAGCTCGTCCACGACGGTAACTTCATCGCCGTGCACCCGCAGCAGCTCATGCGGATCGAACTGCAGGCGGCGTGAACCATGGCCAACTTCCTCAAGAAGATGCTCAGGGCCTACGGACCCGACCGGGTACAGGCCTCTTGCCAGTTCACGACGGCGGGCACGGGCCAGCCGAGCACGTTCAACCTGAACGGCGTCGTGAGCGTCGTGCGCAGCGGCGTGGGCCTGTACACGCTGACGTTGCTCGACTCCGCGAAGGAGTACCACGTGAGCGTGAGCCGGCAGTGCACGGCTGCGCAGGCAGACAACCAGGCCGTCATCGGCACCATCAACCTCCAGGCCAAGACCATCATCATCACCGTCGCGTCGGCCGGCGCCGCGGCGGACACCACCGGCATCACACTGTACGTCGCCATCGGCGTCCGGGTGGGCAACTGATGGACGACGAGAAGCCCAAGGGCCTCGGCCTGCTCATCGGCCTCAAGCCGAAGGGCAAGGAGGACATGGACGAGGACGACGCGGAGGAGGACACGAGCGCAGCGCAGGCGGTGCTCGATGCCATCGACGCCAAGGACCCCAAGGCCCTGAAGGCCGCACTCAAGCTCTGCTACGCGGAGGAATGAATGCCCATCGTGCTCGTGTCGGCCATCCAGGAGCGCGTGCGGGTCCTCTGCGACCTGCCTGCGTACACCACAGACACGCCCATCACGAGCGCGATGATTCTCGACTTGGTGAAGGTCGCCACGGAGCTCCTTGCGGGCCTCGTGGGCGCAGCCGCGGCGGCCGAGCTTTACTTCGCCACGTCCACGCAGCTCACGACCCAGCCCGGCATCGAGCTTGTGTCCCTGCCCCCTGGGTTCGTGAGCCTGCTTCGCTTGAGCTGGCAGAAGAGCGCCACGCAAGACCTGCCCATGGAGGTAGCGAGCGTCGACAACTTCGACGCCTGGCCGGGCACATGGAGCGGCGTCACGCCGCGCTATCGGCTGCTCGGCGAGACCATCCAGCTCTTCCCGACGCCCGATGCAGCGCATGCCCTGAACATCTACTACGCCACGGGGCTATCTCCCACGGCAGCCACAGACCAGCTCGTCTTACGCGCGGGCTGGGACCTGTGGATCGGCCTTCAGACAGCCATGCTGGTCCGCGCGCGCCAGCAGAAGGACCCGAGCGACATCGGCGGGCTGCTCGCCAAGGTCGAAGGCGACATGCGCGCGCAGCTCAGGCGAGACCGCTGGGGCGTGCGCCGCGTGCGTGACGTGCGGCCCGGGGGCGACCGCGGCTACCCGCGTAACGGCCGGTGGTGGTGATGGCTGGCCTTCCGCCGTTCCCGTGGGCGACCACGATTCGCAAGACCGAGGAGCTCCTTGGGTTCTGCCAGAAGGTGGCGGAGTTTCTGCGCGCGGTCAGTAAGCTCGAGCTGCTCGGGGGGCACTTCGTCGAGGCGTCCTTCGTGGCGGCCAATAGCGCGCGCGTACGGCACGCGCTCGGCCGGCCGTACAACGGCGCGATCGTCGTGGCCAGCAGTAACCCCCAGGTCACGCCCGCGGTGACGGCAGTCGCCGTGGGGAACGCGGTCCTACTCGGCGTCCCCGTGAGCGAGGTGGTGGCGCTCGGCGCACCGTCCAGCTTCACGGCCACGCTGACTGTGTGGGTGTACTGATGCCCAGCAAGGCCAACGAGTTCGCGCAGTCGTTCACGCTGGACCTCGGCATGGACAACACGGCGCACCCCTCCGCCGTGCAGCCGTTCGGCCCGGCGGGCGCGCTCGTCTCGAGCACGAACACGCGCCTATCGAAGACGCGCGGCGTGCCGCGTAAGAGCCCGCAGGCTGCCGTCATGACCGACCCGGTGGCGCACACAGGATCGACCGCCGCGGGCGGCGTCATCCCCTGCGGGCACATGGCCTCGAGTCTCGTCGTGCGTAACCGCCGTTACGGCGGCCAGCGCATCGCGGGCACGGAGCTGATGGCGCTGGCGACGCCGTTCCCCTTGCAGGGTCCCGTGGCGGCCACTGGGCCCCGCAACTACTGGCCGGCGGATGTGACGCGCGCAGGGGTAGTGCCGAACCCCGGGCAGTACACGGCGCCGGCAACGTGCGCGCACAACGGCTTTTTGTGGTTTGCGTCGATCAGGCAGAACCCGAATAACGGCCAGCTCGGCGTGTATGTGACGGTGCTCGGCCAAAACGGCGAGTGCGCTGCACTGCCGAGAGAGGTCGTGAACCTTACGAGCGGCGCCATCGCGACGCCTCCGTGGGTCGGTCTCACGGCGCACGGCGCGAACGGCGTGCGGCTCTGGTACAGATCCGGCACAAGCACCAGCACGCGGCTCGCGACCCTGACGATCGTGAACGGCGTGGTCACCGCGCCGTCGAACGTGCAGGTCTACCTGCCCACTGCAGCCGGCACAGGCACGTACGACGTGGCCGCGCACGATGACACGACAGCCTACCTCGTGACGCTCGGCGCGGCCCTGGCCACGGACGTCGCGCTTCACAAGGTCAACGTGGCCACGAACACGGTCACGAACACGACGCTCATCGCGGCGGGCGCCGCCATCACGTCCAAGCTCGCCGTGAAATCGGCCGTCATGAGCGGCGGGGCGCGCGTCGCGGTTTGCATCGCGCTCGCGGCGGGCTCGTGCTCCGAGTACCTCTACCAGGACGCGGGCACCCCGGCGCTCTTGCACAGCTTCACGGGCGTGCTCACGGGCGGCGAGCCGCTTGTGGGGTTCTACCGGCTGGGCACGGTCGAGTTCGTGGTCTACGGCGTCGCGGACAGCGTGTGTACTGTCACCACGAGCGCCTTTACCGGCACTGCGGGCACGATCTTCCAGTTTCGCACCGCTGACACGTTCGGCACGCCCAGCGTTGACATCACGCTGCCTTGGACGCGCGCGATCTCCCGGCTCATGACGTACAGTCCCGCGAGCGGCGAACTCTATCCCATGTTCTGCGTGCAGACGTGCTGGGACGGCGACAACGGCGACCGCCCAACCAACCACGGGTGGCTGAGCGATCCTGACGTGCGCGTTCTGCGCATCGACTCGAGCCAGGCGGTGTCATGCGTCGGGCGCTTTGGCGTGGACACCACTGCGGTCTACCCGCCCGACCCGGCTGGCGGCGTCCTGAACGTGCTCTACAACAGCCAGGCCGCATGCATCGCGGGCGACAAGTTCGCGTTCGTCTACCTGGAGCGCCAGGTGGACTTCGACCTGCCCACCACGACGTCCACCGTGCGTTACGTCGAGATGGACTTCGCGCCCCGGCAGCCCCGTTTTGCAGTCGGGGCAGACGGCGTCGCCATCATCGCGGGCGCCATGCCGATGGAATGGGATGGCGTTGTGGCCTCCGAGATCTGCCCGCCCGTGCGGCCTAAGGTCGCCGTGGCGACCACGGGCGGGACGGGGGCTGTCGTTCCCGCGGGCACCTATCTCGTGAGCGCCGTGCAACAGTGGATTGACGCGGCCGGCATTCTGCACCGCTCGATGCCTGCCGAGACGATCAGCGTGACGGCCACCGGGGCCGCCTGGATTGTCTATGTGAGTGTCCCCCCGGCCCTCGTCCGGGACGGCGGCGGATACGACCGGGCCGAGACGGTGATCTATGTGAGCCAGGTAGGCGGCACGGTCCTCTATCGCCAATACCCGGCATCGATCGGGGTGGGGCTTTACCTTCAGACGTTTGACAACATCACGCTGTCGCTCGGCGACGCCGTGCACCCCCCCATTTACAGCACTGGCGACCCGGCCGAAGAACTCATGTCTCAGCATCCGCCCGCCTTCGCGGACGTGGAGGTGGTGAGCGATCGTGCGTGGGGCATCGAGGCCGAGCGGCCGGGTCGTCTGTGGCACTCGAAGTCAAAGACCAAGGGCATCGCTTACGAGTGGAGTAGCGATCTCATCGTAGACCTGCCGCCCCGTGCAGGCAGCGCGCTCTCCGTCGTGGACTTGAGCGGCAGCGTTGCGGCGCTGTGTACGGGCGGCGTGTGGGCGGTGACAGGCTCGGGCCCCGACAACGCGCTCTTGAGTGGAGGCTTCAATCCACCCGAGCAGGTGAGCGACACGGCGTGCACGGACCGGGGCAGCGTGATTCGCACGCCCGCGGGCGTGCTGTTCATCTCGAACGGCCGCTTTGCCATGATCGGCCCCGGCGGCGCGCGTGTGTTCGAGCAGGTCGACGCGTCGGCCCTTGGCGCCGTGTGCCCGGTCCTCTTGCGCGAGACCCACGAAGCCGTCTGGCTGAGCGCGAGCGGCGTGCACATGGTCTACAACTACCAGCTGGACCGCTGGACGTCGTGGGGCACGGGCACAGTGCCCGCTCTCGTGTGCGCGGCGCGTGACCCGGTCAGCGGCTACGTGAACCTTGTCCGCGCATCGGACGGCGCCGTCTGGCAGCTCGACCCGCGCCTTGCTTCGCTCACGGCGCAGCTGTCGTTCGAGACGGGCGACATGGTCTTCGGCGGCCCCGAGGACGACAACGTTGTGAACGAGGTGGTCCTGCGCGCTCAGGCTTACGGGTCGCACGGCGTTGCCATGACGCTCACGACCGACTACGGGCAGGGCGAGGGCACGCCGTTCACGCGCGTGTACTCGCCGGCCGAGGTCGCTGCATGCACGGTGGCGGGGCAGTACACGCTGTCTGTGAGTCCGGGGAGCATGTGCCTGCGCGCGCTCAAGGTGGCGATCGCAGAGACGGGTGCCACGGGCGACGGCATGGGCCCCTTGTCCCTTACGGTCCAGGGCGCGCGCAACGGCGGCACCCTTCGCAGCGCGGTGCGCGCAGCTGGGAGGAAGTAATGGCGTTCGGGGACCGGTTCAAGAAGTTCTACGGGAAGATCGACCCGTTCGGCGGGCGCGTGTTCGGCTTCGACAAGGACGATCGCGAGAAGTTCAAGCCTGAGCAGCAGTACGCCGGAGGCTCGAAGGAGGCCTCCAAGAACATGCAGCAGCGCTACGTGAAGGGCGCGGAGTACGGCGGTAAGACCATGCGCGCGGGCCTTGACCGCACGAACGAGGCCGCTGACCTGGCGGGCAAGGACTACGGGCGGGCCAGGGGTCAGGCGATTGTCGAGCAGCGGCAGGCGACCGAGCGCGCGGGCGAAGAGCGCGGGCGCGCCCTGGGCAGCGCAGGCCAGATGGCAGGCGTGGCTGACAAGGAGATGGGCCAGGACCGCCAGCGCATGCTGCGGATGGCGGACAACGCCTCGCGAGACTACCAGCGCACCGCCGACGCTCAGCTCAAGTCGTCGCAAGACTCCACGCAGCGCCAGGCGCTCGCGCAGGGCTCACGCGGCGGCGCAGGCGGCCTACGCGCAGCCATGGCGGGGTCCCTGAACGCCAACCAGCAGGCGGCGACGCAGGCGCAGATCACGAACGCGCAGGAGCAGAACCAGCTCATGCAGACCAAGGCCGACATGTACGGCAAGGCCCACGACATCTCGACAAACCGGGCGAACGTGTACGGCAACGCGGCGGGCCTGTTCACCGGCCGCGAGGACGCCGCGCGCAGCCAGGGCATCGCGCAGCAGGGCATCGAGGGCAACGCCGCCGCCGGGCGGTTCGGCGCGCAGGCGGCCGCGGGCGGGCAAGAGACCGGCGCGGGCCTTACGACGCGCGGGCAGTACCTGGGTGCCGAGACGGGCAAGACTGCCGCCGAGCTCAACGCGGCGCGCGAGTACGAGGGCCAGCGCCAGCAGAACGAAAAGGCCAACTACACGAACGACTGGTTCCCCCTGAAGAAGTTCAACGCGCCCGCGTGAGGTAAGGCCATGGCGAACTACGGCGCATTCATCAAGGAAAACCCCCAGATGATGGGGCAGGTCATGGGCATGTTCGGCGGCGGGGGCGGGAAGCAGGAGCAGACGCCTCAGGCGCAGGACGCGCAGCCGGGCATCGAGGGTGTGCGCCAGCAGCGGGACACGGGCGACAAGGGCTACGAGGGCATCAAGAACGTCGTCAGCACGATTGCGAGCTTTTGGACGGGCGGCGCCGCCGGCATCGCGAAGAACGCAGCCACCACGGCCGGGAGCGGGCGCAGCGGGCCTGATGCCGCGCAGGCGGGAAGCGGCGGCGGCGGTGGTGGTGGGGGGCCGGGCCAGGGCGCCTACTGGGGCGCGGGCGACATGGGGCGGAACTACAGCCAGACGGCGCAGAACGCGAACAACCAGGACTGGATGAAAAAGTGGGCAGGGGGGTTCTCCGGTGGCTGACTACTCCGACCTCTTCCGCCAGAACCCTCAGCTGTTCGCGCAGGTGATGGCGTCGCTGTCTGGCGCCGTTGGCTCGAGCGCGGGCGCCGAGCAGCCTCAGCCGCCGTCCGTCGAGGCGCAGCAAGCGCCGCCGCCCGTGGAGACTCCGCCGCCGGTCGAGCCGATGCCCGCCCCTGCGCCGCCCTCGATGGCCCCGCCTGTGCAAGCGCCGCCCGTCGAGCAGCCGCCCGCGCAGGCGCCTCCGGCGTACGGGGCGCTCGAGCCCGGCAACATCGACCTCACGCGCCGCCCGCACGTGCAGAACGAGGACGGGTCCGTCAGCACCGTCAGGTCGATGGGCGTGAACATCGACGGGAAGGAAGTGCTCATTCCGACCGTGAGCGACGACGGGCGCATCATGTCGGACGACGAAGCGGTGGACGAGTACAAGCGAACGGGGCGCCATCTCGGCGTGTACGCGTCGCCCGAGGCGTCCACGGCGGCCGCAGAGGCCATCCATCGCGACCAAGAAGCGAACATGCCCGAGAACACGCTCGAGCCAGCCGTGCCGAGCGGTGCCACGGGCCCAGTCGACATGCGCGTGGTGGCGGATGCGACGCAGCCCACGGGCTCGCTCGGCCAGCAGCAGGCGCAGCTCCTCGGCGAGGACGTGGCCGCCGCGAACGAGGCGGGGGACAGCTTCGCGCGCGAGGGCGACGCCAAGGCGCTTGCGGCCAGTGAGGCCGCGAAGATCTACGGCGCACAGGCGGGCCTCGCGGACCGCTACGCGCAGGCAGCCGAGAAGGGATTCAACGACCACCAGTCACGCGCGGCGCACTACCGACAGCTGGAGGACGAGGACTACAAGCGTCTACAAGAGGAGCCGCCGAAGCCCGGGCACCTGAAGAACATCTTCAATGTCATCACCGGCATCATCGGCGCAGCGGCGGGCGGCGAGCAGGGCGCGGCCATCGGCATGCTGCGCCAGCACGTCAACCGTCAGGCCGAGGAGGACGCGCAGGAGCGCGCGGCGGCCGAGAGGCGTATCGAGGTGGGCGGGAAGATTCAGGACCGCATCCTGAGGGACTCAGCCAACGAGTTCGATGCGGCGTCGAAGCTCGTGGCGGGCCAGTGGATCGTGGCCGCGCGCCAGCTGGAGCAGGTGGCGAACGAATCGAACGTGCCCGCCTTCCGCGAGCAGGCGCTGAGGCTATCCACCGATGCCAAGCAGCAAGCGCGCAACTTGCTCAAGCACAACGTGGAGACGCAGGTCCAGCAGGCCGAGGCGACGCGCGCCGCAGAGGCCAAGGCGCGCGCGGGGGCCATGCGCACGAAGTGGGACGACCTGACGCAGCCGGACCTCGAGGCGCTGCAGCGCGCGAACATGCTCCCCGTGGCCCAAGCAGAGAGACTTGCCAGGCTGCAGAAGGCCCAGCGCGAGGCGGCTGGCGACGCAGGCAAGCCCACCGCCGTCGTATCCGGGCGCCAGGTCGCGAACCCCGAGGTGTTCAGGTCAGTGCGCGACGTGGACATCTCGAAGTTTCGCGACACCCAGGCGGGCATGGATGCGCTCGAGAAGACGCTCGGAAAGCTGGACAAGCTGCTCGAGGAGCACGGCACGGAGGCATTCGGGGAGCACGCGGGCACGATGGACGCGCTTACCAAGTCCGCGACGGGGACCATCAAAGACATCAAGACCCTCGGCACGCTGGACAACGGCCTGCTCACCTTTGCCGAGGGCCTCCTGGGCGATCCCACGAGCTTGTACAAGACAGGCGGTTCGGTGCGCGCGCGCATCAAGGCTACGCGCGAGTCGCTGCGCGAAGAGCTTGAGGCGAAGGCTGAGGCTATCGGGCTCGGGCGCAAGGGGTACGGCGACACGGTCGAAGAGCAGGCCGCGGCGTTCGGCGCCGTGCCGCTGGCGAGCTCGGGGGGCTCCCCCTGATGGCGACCCTGGCCATCATCGCGCCGGACGGGCGCACGTTCGACGTCCCGGAGGAGAACGTCCCCGCGGCGCTCGCCGCTGGCTGGAAGATGCCCGGGGCGCCTGCCCCGACGTCGGGCGAGGCCGCGCCCGTGAGCGCCGAGCCCGCGCCGCCCGCCCCTGCTGAGGCGGCCCCGCCGCCGAACATGGTGCCGGTCAAGGCGCCGGATGGGCGCACGTTCAATATCCCCGAGACGAACCTGCAGGCCGCCATGGACGCGGGCTGGGAGCCTGAGGTCTCGCTCGGGCAGAAGATTCGCACGGGCGCAGAAGGCCTGGTACGCGGCGCGACCCTGGGCATCTCCGACGCGGTGCAGGCAGGCGGTGCGGGCCTTGGCACGGCGCTCGGCCACGCGCTCGCGGACGACTTCGGCCCGGGCGCTGTGCCGCGTGCAGCAGGCCCTGGCATCGATGCGCCTACCCTCGGCCCCCGGGGCATGTTCGACCGTGCGGCCTCCCAGGAGGCGCTGCAGGGCATCCGCACGCGTGAGACGGCGAGCCCCACGATCGCGGCAACCACGGGCGTCGCAGGCGCCATCCTGCCGGCCCTGCTGTCGGGCGGCACGAGCGCGGCCGCGGGCGCTGCCCGCCTCACGCCTGCGGGCCTCACGAGCCTGCTAGGCGCCCGCGTGCAGGCGCACCTGGCCCAGAAGGCCGGCATCGGGGCGCTGGGGCGGCTCGGAGCGCTAGCGGCCGGCGGCGCGGCCGAGGCGGGCGTGCAGAGCGCGACCGAGCGCGTGGTGGACGACCTGATCTCGGGCGACCACGAGATCAGCGCCGAGCGCATGTTGTCGGGCCTGGGCGGCGTCATCATGGACGCGGGCCTGGGGGCGCTCACGGGCGGCGTGGTCGGCGGGGCGATCGAGGGCGGGCAGAAGGCGTACGGCGCCGTCCGGGGGTCGCTCGCACGGCGGGCTGCGGGGCAGGCGGCCGGGGAGGCGGCGCCTTCGCTCACGTGGGACCTGTCGCTCGAGCCGGCCGCGGCGGCTGAGGCGGCGGGGCCCATGCTCGCGAAGGACCTGCCCTCGCTCGCGGACAACTCGAACTCGTCCATCGTCCAGGCGGCCCGCGGGTCGGTGGACGGCTTCGAGGACATCCAGCAGGGCGCCGTGCGCGCGATCCGCGACGACTACGACGACATCCTGAGGCTGCGCGCGGAGGTGGACGGGGGCGCGAACATCGGCGCGAAGCGTGCAGACGCCATCAAGTACACGGGCACGCCCGAAGAGATCGCGGCGGCGCGTCCGCGCGTCAACCAGATGCTGGACGACACGCAGCTGGCGATCAGGACCACCACGGAGCTTGACGGCTTCAAGCCCGCGCTCGAGCACGGCGGCGGCCTTACTGCCTTCAAGCGCGTGGACTCGGCCGTGGACGAGGCCCGCCGCATCATCAATCAGAAGCTGGACGAGGGCGAGTTGGGCGAAGCCTTCATGATCGCAGACGACCTCAAGCGCATCGTGGGCCGCTCCCAGAACACGCCAAACTCGATTGCGAAGCAGAAGCTCCGGGACCTGTACGACCGCATCGTGAAGCCAGCGGGCGAGGACGAGGCCACGTGGGGCCAGCTCGCCGTCAATCAAAAGCGCGTGAACCCGGCGTGGACCGAATCGATCCGCCGGGACCAGGACGACTTGATCCAGCCGTTCACGCGCACGTCGGGCGAGCCCCCGCCTGGTCGCTGGGACGACCTGCAGCAGTCGAACAGCGCCGCGATCGGCAACCTCCTGAACGGCCTGGGCCAGGCAGAGACCGAGGCCACAGAGAAGGCGTTCCGCCAGCACCTGCGCGCCGCCGTGGTGGACGCGCAGACCCGCGCGCAAGTGTGGGGCTCGGCCAACGACATCGCCCGCGCCACGAAGATGACGCAGGCAGTCGAGCGCATCGAGAACCGCATGAACGCCGTGGCCTTCGCCGCCAAGGACAAAAAGGCCTGGGCGAAGATCATGAAGTACGCCCCCGGCACAGCCGGCGGCGTGCTGCAGGGCGCGGCCAAGCTCGGCCAGCTCACGCTCACCCCGATCCAGCGCATGGCCGACGCGGCCTTGAAGCAGCAGCAGTCGATCGAGAAGGCGGCGCGCAACGCAGGCAGCGTGCTGCTCGGCGCAGGCTCGCCCAAGGCGCTCCTTGCCACGATCAGCGTGAACCGCATGCAGGACGCGGTGGCCCAGGCCCAGGCCCTTCAGGACCCCGCCTCGCCCGAGTCTGGGCGCCTTCGGCAGGCGGTGAACGAGATCGCGCAGGACGACCCGGCGTTTGCGGCGGCCATGGACCAAAAACAGCGCCAGCAGGCGGCGTTCTTGGCCGAGAAGGCGGGGCCCGTGCGGGACGAGGGCGACCCGTTCGCCACGGGCCCAGCGCCCCGGGACAAGGTGGCAGCCCAGCAGCTCGGCCGGTACGTGGCCGCCGTGGACGACCCGGGCGAAGCGCTCCTGCGCGTGTCGCAGGGCATGGGGTCGGCGGAAGATCTCGAGGTGCTGCAGACGCTCTACCCGCGGATCTACGACGTGTTTGTGAAACAGGTGGAGGCGCAGCTCAAGAGCGCCAAAAAGCCCCCCACGACCGCGCAGCGCCAGCACCTGCACCGCGCCACTGGCATCCCCCTGGCCCGCGAACAGCAACCCGACGCGCTCGTATTCCTGCAGCGTGTGGGCAACGCGCCCGCCGACACGGAGCAGCCGCCTCCGCCCGCGTCGGGCAAGGGCATGAACATCGATCCTGAGAAGCACTTCGGCTCGCGCAGCGACCAGATCCTGGAAGGTGGCGAATGAGCGCCGCCCGCGAGATTACGCCCCAGCAGGCTGCCGCCGAGCTCGGCCGGCGCGCTCGGGCGCAGCTCGTGCTCGTGCGGGAGACGCCTGAGTTCAAGGCGTGGGTGTCTGAGGACATCGACGCGGGCCTGCACCCGCACCAGCTCGAAGCGGCGAAGAGCCCCGCGCGCTTCAAGGCGTACTGTTGCTCGCGCCGCGCGGGTAAGACGAGCGTGGTGGCGCGGGAGATCGTGAAGGCGCTCGAGCGGGCGCGGCGCAAGCAGTGGTGCCTGTTCATCGCGCCGACGCTCGATATCGGCAAGGACTTGATCTGGGCGGAGCTGCAAGAGCTTCACGATCACTACCAGCTCGGCTGGAAGCTGCGCGAGGACCGCGGCTTCGTCGAGACGCCCGCCGGCGCGAAGTTCCGCATCGTGGGCCTCGACAAGCTCAAGCAGGTGGCGAAGCTGCGCGGCTACGACGTCGTCCTGTTCGTGACGGACGAGACGCAGACCTACGAGCACCTTCTGCAGCCGTTGCTCGACGCCGTCTCGCCCGCGCTCACCGGGCGGCGCGGCACGTGGATCTCGGCCGGCACGCCCGGCCCTGCCCTGCGCGGGTTCTGGTACGACCTGTGCCACGGCGGCGAAGGCTTCACGGCGTTTCACTGGACCATCCTGGACAACACGAAGAACCCCCGGCCCGGCGCGGAGGTCTTGCGCGAGGAGCGCGAGCGGCGCGGCTGGAACGAAGACCACCCGACCTACCGCCGCGAGTGGCGTGGCGAGTGGGTGGAGGACGCAAATTACCTCGTGTGCGAGTACGCAAGCGAGCGAAACGCGATCGCGGAGCTCCCAGACGACTACGGGCCGCACTGGAAGCACGTCATCGGCATCGACTACGGGTATGTCGACCCGTGCGCGTGGGTGGTGCTCGCGCTCGACCCGTACTCACGGCGCACGGTCGTTGTGCACAACGAAGAGCACGCGCGCCTGACGAACGACCAGGCCGCGGACGTCACCAAGGCGCTCGTGCTGCAGTACAAGACGACGCTGGTCGTGTGCGACCCGGCCGGCGGCGGCAAGCCGTTCTTCGAGCTGTTCAATGCGCGGTTTGGCAAGCAGCTCGGGTGCACCATCCGCCACGCCGACAAGGTGGATCTGCTTGGGTCGATCAGCCTCCTGAACACGGAGCTCCGCTGCGTCGTGCGCGAGGGCGCGGGCGGCGGGCGCATGACCGTGGTCGCGAGCGCCGCGCCGAACCTGGTCCACCAGCTCGGCATCCTGCGCTGGAAGGATGACCGGCGCGAGGCGGTGCTGGAAGGCACCCTGTACCCCGACCACAGCGTGGACGCGCTCAGGTACGCGCTGATCGAGATCGCGCCCTGGGCCGTCAGGCAGAAGCCCGGCGAGCAGACGCCTGAGCAGCGTGCACGCGAGGAGCGCGCGGCACGTATTCGCAAACAAGCGGCCCGCCAGTGGTGGGACCGGGACCGGAGGTAACCCATGGGGACGCATTCAGAAAAGGCCGCGATGATCTCGGGGCCCATCATCACCGCGAACGCGCTGGGGGTGCTCACCGCAGACCCCACGGGCATCACCGGGACCATGCGCTACGCGGTCACGACCGCATCGCAAGGCGTGCTCTTGCCCGCGGCGGTGGGGGACCCGCAGAAAAAGAGCACCCTTGGCACGCGCTTTCTGTGGGTGCTCGCTTCGGGGTGCAACGTGCAGCTCTCGCACGGCGCCGGGTCTGCGCCCACGCTCGTCTACAACCAGCTCTCGGCGTTCGGCACGGGCCATGTGGCCGCCGGGCCCACGTTCGTGAACGGCACCGCGCGCGAGTACGTGGTTCCCCCGGGCGCCACGCACCTCGCGTTCATCGGGGACGCGGCGGGGTTCATCGAGTTCTACGTGAGCGACGGGCTGGGGCGGCCGTGAGTACGCTGGTCACAGTCTGGCCTCAGCTCGGCACCGCCGTCACGCTCGCGGACGGCGTCACGGTGATCGACGAAGATGGGGCCGTGGTGACCTACACGCAGGAGATCCGCAACCTCCTGCGTGCGGGCCAGCTGCTCGACTACGACCCGCGCCTTGAGCCAAACACCGACCCTGACGTGCCTCCGAGCGGCCTCGCCGTCAGATACGTGACCGAGCCCGGCACGAGTCACGCCTTCGTGCTCAGCGACGCCTACAAAACGATCCTGTGCACGAACCCGGCGGCGATCGCGCTGCAGATCCCGGCAAACGCGGCCGTGCCCTACGAGGTCGGCACGGTGTTCGCGTTTATTCCTATGGACACCGGCCAGATCACCCTTAGCGGTGCTGCAGGGGTGACCGTCGTGTCGGGAGGAAACGAATTCAAAAGCTTGCGTCAGTTAGGCCCGCTGTTCGCGCAGCAAACGAGCGCGAACACGTGGCTCGTCAGCGGGGAAAAGTCGCCATGACGGGCCTGCAGACGACGATGCGTGTAGGCAGGGCATACCCGCTCGCCATCTCGGGTCTGCTCTACCTCAACTCGTACAAGACGGCCGTCGCCGTAGCGCCGCTGACGTTCACGAGTGCGGGTCCGGCCTCGCGCAGCATTACCTTCAGCGCACCGCGCCATCGCGTGGACCTGGCGACAGGTTGGCACGGCGGCGTGACCAACCTTTTCTACAATGGCACGAGCTGCGCCCAGTCAGGCTACTCCGCGCCAGGCAACAACGCGACGCTGACCGTGTCGGAGGTGGGGACGACGTATGTAGGGTGCGTCAACGCGTCCGGCTCTCCTGAGACGGTAGGCGTAGGCGTAGGCGCGGCCGCGGTGACGCTAGGCGGCTACTGCCCGTCGTATACAGACCTCGCGCGCGGGTATGTGATGACCACGGGCGCCACGGCGTACGCGGTCAATCGCGCGCTGGTGTCCGCGTCGCGAGCGGTACTTGCGACTGGCACCTATGCGAATCGAACACTCGGCGTGATCGCTCCTGCGCTTGCGATGGGGTTCGCGGGCGAGTTCACGTTCTTCACGTACTACCGGCCCGAGGCGATTACGGGTGACGCGGCGTGGGCGTCAGCGCAGGCCGGCGCGGTCGTTGGGGTGGGCTCGATTGCGCAGCCTCGCCACTCATCGGCGACGGCCCATTCGCTTCTGCTGCGCGATGCCGCCAGCGTCGCCACGACGTTTAGCGCCACGCTGTCGCCGGGTCTCACCCTGAACGCATGGCAGCTCCTCGCCGTCACCTACAGCGCAGGCACCGCACGGTGGTACATCGACGGCGTGCAGGTCGGTACAGCGGCCGGCACTGACCGCGTTCGAACGGCCATGGACGCCGCCTATATCGGCTCTAGGGTGAGCTACCCCAGCGGCACAGGCGCTTTGCTGTGCGCGCGTGCTGTTGACGGTGGCGCGAGCCGGGCGCTGACGGCAGCGGAGCTCGCCGCGCTGACCACATGGTGTCGTTCGGAGTACGTATGAGGAGGGCAGTATGAGCCGGAGGCCACGAGGCGCAGGCAACACGCGCGGCGGGCGTGGTGGTGGACGCGGCGGGGGCGGCATTGTCGTGCCGCCGACGCTGGAGGCGCCGCTGCAGGTGCCGGGGCTCAAGGCCTGGTTTGACTCGCGCGACCCGGTCTACTTCACGTTCGGCTTCGACACCGAGGTCGCGGCATGGGCGTCACGCGATGGTTCGATCGCGGGGCTCTCGTGGGCGCAGGCGGCGTCCGCGAGCCGACCGCTGCGCATCCCCTCCGTGGCGTCGCTGGGTGGTCGGCCGGCTGTGCAGTTTGACGGCGTGGATGACAGCCTCATCTCTAGCAACACGGCGGCATGGACGTTCATGCACAACGGATCGGGAGCGTCTGTCTTCCGTGTGTACAGGATCGACTCCACCGGCCTCGCCACCCAACTCGTGCTGAACAACGAGTCAAGCAACGGGCACTTCGGGATTGGTCACATCTACACCGCATCAAACCTGCAGCTGCGGTACGCCAACGGCGTAGACACAAGGGAGACGTGGAACATCCCGACGGCCGGCCACCTGCAAAGGGACGTTTCGCGCTGGCACATGTACGGTTTCGAAACGGCGCTCTACCACTCGCGCGTTAGCGGCAGTAGCCTAACCGACCCTAATACCATCGTGCCGGCGGCGAACACTTCTGTCTCCACCATGCGGCTGGGAGCGTCGACTTCCGGTACGGCTAATATGAAAGGCTACATCGCCCAGGAGATTTACTACGATCACATACTAACCGTCGCGGAGACGCAGCTCTTGGCCGAATGGGCGCGCGCGGAGTACGGCGTGCAGGGCTACCAGGAAGCGCCGATGCTCATCCCAGGCCTGAAATGCTGGTTTGACGGGCGCGATGCCATCAACACCACCAGCAGCGGCATCACGTCGATCGTGGGCTCGATGGGCATCGTGTCGCTCGGGCAGGTGACGCCCGCGCAGCGGCCGCTGTACGTCACGAGCGTGGCGCAGTTTGGCGGAAGGGCGGCGCTGCAGTTTGACGGCGTGGACGACAACCTGGTGGGCACCGTGCCTGCGGATTGGACGTTCATGCATGACGGCAGCGGCGTGAGCGTGTTTGTGGTGAACTGGATCGACTCTACGGGCCCTGCCTCGCAGGTGCTGTTCCAGACTGCCACTGCCACTGGCCCCGGCGTCGTCGGCGTGAACGTCCAGCCAAGGTCGACGCTACTGTTCTCCCGCGTGGCCAACAATGGCGCCGCGTTCCTGAACTCCTGGAACCTCGCTACGCCGGCTCACTATGCGCGCGACATCCCCCAGTGGTACGGCTGGTCCTACGGGGCCGGCGTCGTCGGCTCGCACGTGACCGGCTCGTCGCTTACTCAAGCGGATTCGGCAGGTGTCCCTAGCACAGCGAGCCCGTTGCACGCTTTCCGCCTGGGCAACACCAGCACATCGTTCAAAGGCTTCATCCCCCAGCTCATCATCTACGACCGCGTCCTCACCCCCGCCGAGTGGGCGTCGCTCGGCGCCTGGGCCGCGTCGCAGTACCCCGGCGTGGCGGCGTAGCCGGGGAGGCGAATGTTTACACTGGCGACTTCGCGGGGTCGCGAATGTTGACAGTGACTACATGCACCGGGGTGGGCATGCCGCCTGGCCTGCTGCTAGGCTTGTCACCGTGAGCGACCCCGCCAAGAAGCTGTTCGACGAAGCCTTGAAGCTGCCCGAGGGCGAGCGGCGCGACCTGGCGCAGCGCCTGCTCGAGAGCGTGGGCGACGAACCCGACGCAGAGCGCGCGTGGGTCGAAGTGGCCAGCCGGCGCCTCGATGACGTGCGGGCGGGGCGGGCGCAGCTCGTGCCGTGGGCCGAGGCGCGCGAGCGCATCTTCGCGCGGGGCTGAGGGTGGCTGGACGCGTCCTTGCCCTCACGCCCGGGGCCGAGCAGGAGGCGCGCGAGGCGTTCCTCTGGTACTGGGAGCGCGACGAGCGTGTGGGCGCGCGCTTCGAGGCGGCGCTGACTGCTGCGCTCGAGCGCGCCGCCGAGACGCCCGAGCAGGGGCCGGTGATCGACGCTGGCGACGTGCGGCGGCTGTTCGTTGAGGGCTTCCCCTACGGCGTGCTGTACGCGGTCGAGCCTGAGCGCGTCATCGTGCTCGCGGTCATGATGTTGCCACTGTCTACACCCACCTGTGGGCGCGTCACAGTCCGCAATGTTGACACTGTCTACATGAGCATGTGCGCTCAGTCCGCCAGGCAGCGCGCGCGCACGTAGTCGGCGACGCTCTTGCAGCCCGCGGCCTTCGCCCGCTGCCGCAGAAGCTCGTGTTCGCCCGCCGTGAGCTTGATGCGCAGGCTGTGGTCCGCCAGCGTGCCGTCTGGCGTGCGCGTGCGTCTGCCGGCCGGCTGGCCTGTAGGTTTACGTGGCACTGTCATCCTCCCGCCCCGCGAATGTTTACGGGGTCTACATCGGACGTATCCGACCTGTGCGCGCTCCCCGGGCCGCCGAATGTTACACCCCGACACACCTGCATGTGCGCACACCGCGCCGCCCGTGGGCGTCCGCCCTCAGCGGGCCTTGTAGGCGTCGTGCATCGCGAGTGCGATGGTGAGGCGGTCCTCGTTCGAGAGGCGCGCCTTGTTCACCTGTGCGTCCAGGGCGGCCATCGCCTTCATGCGGGCCATCGGGGTCTTGTGGGTGGCAATCTTGCGGGCGGCGGCGAGGAGCTTGGTCATGGTCGTCTTCTTTCTTCCGGGGTCGTCTCGTCCGCCCCACAAGATAAGAATAGCGCGGTACACGTTAAGTGTCCACGCAAATCAGCACTAGGCAGTGCGAATTTCTCAGACCCCCGCGAGGGCCGGGCCCATCAGGCGTAGACCGCGAAGCCGTCCGCCGTCAGGGCGCTCTCGAGCACGGTCTTGGCGCGGCGGATGGGCAGCTCATCCGTGCTGGCGGCGCGCAGGCTGGGGCGGTAGCCGCGGGCGCAGGCGGCGGCGAGCTCGGTGTAGGAGGCGAAGGCGGTGGCGAGGGCGGCGGCGGTGTTCTTGTTCATGGTGGTCTCTTTCTTTCCGGGGTCGTCTCTCGTGCCCACAAGATAAGTATGGACCGGTCTATGTTGAGTGTCCACGCAATACGTACCGTCGTCAGTCGATTTTGCGGGCGATGTGCGACACGTCCGATATGAAGCGCGTAAACATTCACCCCGGCGGGCGATGTAGCATGGGTACGATGATTCCCCCGTAAACATCCGTCGCCCGGCGGCGCGTGTGGGACGGCTCGGTGTTTACGCTGTCAACATTGCGGACCGCGGAAACGGCGCGCGGCAGCTCAGCGCAACGCAGCCTCGATGCGCGCCAGCGTGTCGATGGCAGGCTCGTCGCCGCGGCGGGTGAGCGCATCCCGCACGCGCTCGAGCGTCGCCAGGGCGGCGTCGCGCTCCTGGTCGGCCTGTTCACGCCACTGGTGCGCCTCGGCATTGAGGACTCGGTGCACGGCTGCCTCCGCCTCCAGCTCGGCCACGCGTGCGCGCAGGGCGGCGAGCTCGCGCTCAGCGTTCTGCCAGATGTGGCTCATGCTCACGGCTCACCTCCTGCTGTCGCCACGTGCACACACGCGATGTAGACAGTGGTAACATTCGCCTCCCCGAAGCGGCTCAGTCCTCGTCCGGGTTATCCGCGCACTGGTTGTTCTGCGCTTCCAAGTACACCGGCCCGAACGCGCCCTCCGTGAACGGCAAGCACTCCGGGTCACCCGTCGCCACCTGCTCGAACTTCGTGTCACAGGCGACCTGGAAGCGTACGCCACACGCGTCCGTGGCCAGGCGCTCGAACAGCTCGGTCAGCTCAAGGCCACCAAGCGCGATCGAGAGCTCGCAGTACAGGAAGGCGGAGATCTCGCCGATGAGCTGGCCGTCTGCGATACAGAGGTCACCGCACTCGTCTTGCAGCTCCGTGATCTCAGCAAGCAGGCCTGCAATTTGGCCGAGCACGTGGCACTGGGTCGGCTCGCTCGCGCCCACCGGCACGTCGATGTCGTCCACGATGGCGGCGATGATCTCGCGCAGGTCATCGATCGCGTCGAGGTCGTCACAGACGTCCGCAGGGTCCGTGGCGCGGGCGATGGCGCTCTCCGCCAAGTTGCGGCCCTTGCGCACGCCGAGCACGAAGAACCGCACCTCGCGAGCGGTGTCGCAGAGGGCGGGGGTGTCAGGGGTGTCCGCGGCGGCGGGGCTTGGCGCGAGCGCGAAGCACGCGCACAGGGTGAGAGCGGTGAGCCAGATCAACGGTCGCATGGGAAGCCTCCTGATGTTTGCGGTGTAAACATTCGTCTGTCCGAGAAGTTTACGATGGTAACATTCGGGTCTCCAGCCGGCGCCGTGCTCGAGCAGCATCGCGCCACTCGGCAGCCTCCAGCAGGAAGTCCACGGCGCGCAGCATCGACCCTGCGCGACAACCACGGTTGCTCACGCCGGTCCTGTACGCCTGGCCGAGGAGCACGCGCGCCGTGTCGATGCACAGATGCACCTGGAGCCAGCAGTCGGCTGCCGAGATGGTCGGGGAGATGCCGGTCATCGGCCAGCTCCCGGCCGACAGCTCACAAGCGGGCGCGGCACCAGGCGCAGGCGGCGCTCGGTGCGTGCAGCGTCGAGGGCTGCGGGGCGCTCGGGCGGGGGCTCGACGCGGGGCTGCTCGGGGCAGGTTGCCAATCCGGTAGCCAATGGAGCGGCGCCTGGCCTGGATGTCGCTGCTAACTGTTCGTAATCTTTAGCGTCCCCACCAGGGGTCGAACCTGGAACCTGCGGCTTAGAAGTCCTATTTTGACGTCCCTGCGTGAGGCATGCCGGGTCCGGAGGAGGGTGAATTTGGCCTATTCCCCCGGGTTTCACGCGTCGTTGTCTAGCCATCGTAACCCCTCCATGGACAGATTCGAGTTGCCAAGGTTGTTGCCAACGCCCAAACCACCCGCGATGGCCGTAAAAAAGAAGCGCCGCATTCGCTCCCCGCACCCCGGCGTCGTACTCGTCGCGCCTCGCGGAGAATGGCACGTGACCTGGCGAGCCCGGTACAAGGACCCGGACACGGACCGCATCGTCTGGACGCGCCTGGACCCGGTGGAGCTGCCGAGCCCTGAGACGCGCCGCGACTGGGCCATCGACAAGAGCAAGGAGCTCGCCCGGCGCAAGATGGACCTGGACGCCGGGGCGCCGAGGGCGACGGGGGCCACGGTCAAGGACGTGCTGCAGCGGTACTACGACGACCACCTGCGGCTCGGCAAGCGCACCAAGTCGACCTACCGGGCCGCGACTGACAAGCTGGAGGCCTGGTGCGAGCGCGCCGCCGTGCGCACGGCCGACGACCTCACCCACGAACGGTTGCGCAAGTTCGCCGTCACGCTCGCTGACGAGGGTCGCCAGGTGCCGGCCCGCGGGAAGGGCCAGCGGGGCAAGCGCAAGGCCACCGGCAAGCCGCGATCGGCCAACACGGTGAACCGGGAGCTCCGCTCGGTGCGTACGGTGCTCGGCTACGTTCGCTCGCTGAAGCTCCTGCCCAAGATGTCGAGCGACGACCTGAAGGACGCGCTCAAGAAGCTGAAGGCCACGCGCAAGCGCATTGTGTTCCTGAAGCCCGTCGACTGCCAACGCCTTATCGAAGCGGCGCTCGCCCACGATGAGGCGGTGTTCAAGGCGACGCGCGACGAGCACGCTGGGCTGAGAGAGAAGGGCACCACGGCGAAGTTCGTGCCCATCGCGGCGTTCGTGGCGTTCGTCCTCTTGACCGGGATGCGCGTCGGCGAGGCGCTCAGCCTCGAATGGAAGGAAGTCGACCTCGATGCGACCGACCTGCAGGGCCGGTCCGTGGGTGAGATCTACCTTGACCCGAACAAGGTGAAGACGGGTCACGCGCGCACGGTGGCGCTGGAGGTCTCGCCGTTTCTGCGGCGCCTGCTCGTAGAGCTGCGCAAGCGCCGGAGCAAGGGCAAGCCCGTGTACTCGGAGTGGACGCAGCCCGTGTTCGACCTCAACTATGACGTCGTTGACACCGAGGCGAAGCGTCTGCGCGATGACTACAGCGCGCCCAAGCAGTTCACTTACCAGGTGCTGCGCTCGACGTGCAGCTCGTTCTTGACCAACGCGCCTGGCATCTTCGGGGCCGCGAGCGCGTACCGCTCGGCCAAGCAGCTCGGGCACAGCATCACTGTTGCCGAGAAGCATTACCTGGGCCTCATGGCAGGCATCGCGCTCGACGCGAAGACGCTCGAGTCGGCGATGGGCATCGAGGCGCTGGTCGAGAAGGTCATGGAGAGGCTCCTCGGAGGGGGCAAGTCAGACGGCGATCGGGCGCTCCAGCAGCCTGTCGATCGAGGCTCGCTCAACTAGGATTTGGCCGCCCGCGATGCGCACGCCGCGCAGCCGCCCCACGGCGAGGTAGCGCCGGATGGTCTTGGTGCTGCGTTTCATGTAGTTGGCAGCCTCATCGACGGTCAGCTGCTCAGCCTGGTTCGCGTGAGCGGCGCGCTCCATCTCATCGCGCACGACGGCGCGCAGGTCGTCCTCGGTCATGTGCACCAGCAGCCTTGCTTCACCCATCGCGTCCCCCTGTCAGCTTGTCCAGCAGCCTCGCCATCTCGACGACCACCGGCTCGCACAGCCACCCTGGTCGCGCCCCGAGCAGCTGGCAGCGCTTGCCATCGTGAAAGCGGCACTCCTCGCTGCACCGAGGCGCGCCGTCGTCACTCCAGTCCGGGTCTGCCCGACCGACCACGGGGCCGCCCGCGTTCAGCTCGACGTGCCAGTGCCACGCGTTGTCAGCCATCACGCCCCTCCTTTTCCCTTCGTCAGCTTCTCGTAGGCCTCGGCGAGCGTGTCGAACTGCCCGCAGTCCATTGCATCTTCGCCGTCCTTCTCGGTCCACCAATCGGCCCCGACGTACATGTCGTCGAAGCACACGGCGAACAGTGGCGTCTTCCGCAAGAGCCGCTCAGCCTCGGCCAGCACCGCAGCGGGCGACTTGAGGCGCTCGATCTCGGCGTGCATGTCGTCCGCCTCTTGCCGTGCCTTCGCGGCCATCTCTCGCCACTGGTCGCCCAGCTCTCTGCTCGGCGGGGCGTCGTGGTAGGACGCGCCTGCCAGCGCTGCGGCGCATCTGATGATGTGGTGGCGGGGGTCAGGCACGGCTGCTCTCCACTCGCTCAAGGCGAGCGACCGCTCCGGCCAGCGTCCCCTTGCTGCGAATCTTGCGAAGGTTACGGCCGCGCAACGTCACGCCCCCGCCGTCGGCGTCACAGCGGACGCGCAGCGTGATGGTGTAGACGCCGCGCTCCCGCAGCACCCGCTCGGCAGCCTCAAGCACGCCCGCAGGCGCCAGCCGCGCAGCCAGCGCTTCCAGCACCTCACGCGGGCCTGCGAGACCGCAGGCTGTGCAATACAGGCGGTCATCGTGGTCAGGCGTCGTCGCCTCGTCGCAGTTCGGGCACTTCATGGCGCGTCCTTCCGCAGTCCGTTCTCACGGTGCAGCCCGAACGGCAGCTCGTTCGGCAGCACCCACAGGTGATAGACGTCGGCCTGGTCGACCACGTCCGCCTTGCGCGGGTACACCTGCACGGCGTACGCGTCCTCGCCGAGCAGTTCGTCCTTGATGCGCTGCAGGTCGCGCCATGGCGGCTCTTGGTTGTCCTGCTGGCCGCGCACGATGAGGTGCAGCACGACGCCCATGTCCGTGCGCACGCGGTAGACCTGCACCGAATACACGTCGTTGAAGTAGGCGGCGTGGATGTCACGGATGGCCGGATATCTGGCACGCTCGCCCTCCGTGGGAGTGCGCTCCACCCAGCTCCAGGACTGGCGCTTACGCATGAGCCCATTCGCGGCTCGTCGGGCCGCTCTGTTCATGCCCCGCCTCCCGTCTCGCCCCGCGCCGCCGCAGCCGTCCGCTCGACCAGGAAGTGCGCCAGCTCGTCCAGCACCTCTGACGTCGCCTGCAAGCCGCCGCGCGCGTACCGCCGCTCGCACGCGTCGAGCAGCTCGCGCAGCTCCACCAGCGGCACGCAGCCCGCGTGCTGGGCAAGGCGCTCGTCTTTAGCCCGCAGCAGCGCAGTCAGCAGCACGTGGCGCGTCATCTCAGCCTCGAGTGAGGCGTGCACTTCGTCCCACTGGCGCTCTGCTGTGATGCGCCTGTCGCGCTCGGCCTCGAGCTGCGTCTCCAGGTCCACGATGCGGTCGTCCTGCCACGACGCGTCGGGCGGGCCCAGCGCCACCGTACGCAGTGACGCAATCTCGTCGCGTGCGTGCTCGAGCGCCCGTTCGGCGTTCAGCGCGCGCGTCTCGAGCTCGAGCGCGGCAAGGGCAGCGCGGCGGCGCTCGTCGGCAGCGTCGAAGTCGTGGCCGTTGGTCATCGCAGCCGCCCTTCGAGCGCCTCGTACGCTGCGCTCTCAATCTCGTCCGGCAGCTCGTCCCGCGCGCGCTCGGTGCCCACGTCGTCCTCGCCCAGCGCCCAGCGGGTGATGACGTGGGACCACGCGTTGCGGCGCAAGCGCTTGCTCACCGTGTGCACGTGGTAGCGCTCGCCCTCGTGTCGCACAGCCACGAGCGCGGTGCGCGCCGTGTCGTCCGGGTCGCACTCGTCGAAGTCGACGCTGATGCATTCCGTGCTCATGCTGCCTCCGTGCTGTCGTCGCTGTGGACGTGCTCGTTCGCGGGCTCATCGCCCGGCCCGTCGAAGCCAGCGGGCTCCTCGTCGCCTGCGACCCACCCGCCGCCCTCGCTGCTCGTGTCCTTCGCCTCGGCCAGCGCGCGCTCGGCTGCCGCGGCCTCGGCCTCGCGTGCTTCTTTGGCCTTGCGAGCCGAACGGCGGGCGAGCAGGTACGTGCCCCACTCGACCTGGAGCGCGGACATCTGGCCGCCGTTCTGCGACATCATCTTCTCGAGCAGGCCGCCCGGCAGCTCGTCCCAGCGCTTGCCGGTCCACTTGCCATGGCTACGCACCACAGGGCACGCACCGAGCTTCGGCTTGTCGATGCCGTACTCATCGGTCGCCTGCTTGCCCGTGGTCCCAGCCGAACGCGTCTGCTCGCCAGTCGCCGTCGTCCCAGTCGCCCGGGTGCTCTTCACCCCAGAAGGGCCGGGGTCCAAAGGGCGGCTCTGCTCCTGCGCCGGGCGCTCGACCAGGGGCGCGCCCTCGTTCATCCACTTCGCGAGCGTGTCGGCCACAGCCTTGCCAGGGCGGCTGATGACTGCGCCGTCCAGGGCCGAGCAGCGCGACTTGCTCACCACCAGGTTGTGGCCCAGGTCCATCTCGCCCACGAGCGTGAACTCGTACTCCAGGCCGTCGCGCTGGACGGGGGCCATGCCGATCTTCTCGACCGTCTTTTTCCCGTTCGGCCCGTCCTGCACCACGTACTCGGTCTTCGAGCGCATGGTCACGATGAGGTGCGCGCGGCACCGTACCATCGCGTCCACGAGAGCATTGTGCTCGGGCGTCACATCGCGCCACGCCGTGAAGCTGTTGCCGGAGCGCGAGCGCTTCGCGGCCTTGTCGACCATCTCGAGCGCGCCGTCCTTGCCCATCCAGGCGTGGGAGAGCGAGTCGATCACGATGACGTCGTAGCCAGCCTGCTCGGCCGTGTGGATGGCCTCGACGTACGTGCGCGGCGCGAACGTGTCGAGGTTCAGCACGTCGAAGTCGGCCGCGTCTCCCGCGTAGAGGGATGCGCTGCCGCACTCGCTGTCGATAACCGCGATGCGCTTGCCGAGGTGTTTGGCCAGGGTCAGCGCCGTCCAGGTCTTCCCGCTGCCGCTCACGCCGATCAGCGCCAAGCGGAGCTTGGACTGCTGACGGGTTGCCTTCTTGAACGTGAGGTTCATGGGTTCACCGAATCGTCAGGATGTGGTTGGTGGCGATGCGCGTGCCGGGCACGCATTCCCCGTTCTTCTTGTAGGACTCGAGCACAGCTTTCGAGTCGACCTTCACCTCCACTTTCATCTTCGTGTACTCCTCTGGCACTGCCTCAACGTTGTCGACGACCACGCTCTCGCGCTCGGAGAGCGACATGGTGAACGCGGGACACTTCACGCGCTGGATGCCCGCGCGCTCCATGCCCGACCGGATGTACTCGCGCAGGCGCTCCTCGTTGTTCTCGAGGGCGCGGCGGCGGTCCGCGAGGCGCTTCTCCTCGGCGCGCAGCGTCTCCTGGTCGGCCCGCAGGTTGCGGAGCACGGCCGCGATGCGCTCGGCCTTCACCTCGATGGCATCGTCGATGGCCGCGAGCGCGTCGGTCACATCCTCGCCGTCCTCCGCGCGCGCCTGTAGCGCGGCGTACTCGCCCGTCAGCTGGTAGAGGGTTGCGCTCACGCGGCCTCCTTACGCGCGCGGCGCGTCCAGCTCGGACTGCGCCTGAACGCTGCAATCAGTGCCAGCACCGGCTCGGCGGGCCCGAGCTGCGCCACGTAGCGCTCGATTGCGTCGATCGCGTCCATGCTGCTGGTGAAGCGCTCGGGTCCGTACTCCTGTGGGTCGATGGTGTGGCCCGCGTGGTGCACGCCGTAGCTGACAAACAGCCACGCGCTCCACCAGTCGTTGCAGATCTTCGCCACGCTCATCGTGAGCCTGCCCGCTTGCCGTTGCATTTCAGTTGTCTTCCAGCCCGTGTTCATCTCACCATCCCTCGCTTTCACTCAGTGCCACCGGCCCGCAGGCCAACTCTTCCGCGCGCTCGTTCTCTGTGTGCTCCGCGTCCACGCACGCCGGACACACGCGGTCGCCCTCGACGTCTTCGAGCACCTCCGTGCGCGTCGCCACGCCGCACCACGCGCACGCGCAGTGCTGGAGCACCTTGGCGAACGCGTCGCGCGTCTGCGTGGGCAGTTTGTGTGCTGTGCGGGTCATGACCGCTCCTCCTCGTACGCCTCGACCACATCGGCCAGCGGGAGTCCCACCGTCGCGCAGAGCGCGATGGCCTTGTCGAGGCCTAGGATCCTGCTGCCCTGGCATACGTTCGAGAGGTATCCCCTGGTAACGCCGGCCTGGTCTGCCAGCCATTGCCGGGAGCAGCCCATCTCGACAACAGCGACGCCACAGCAGACGATGGCGATGTGCTGCGACAGCGCGTGCGCGGTTTTGCGAGCCGTGTTCACGCCGCCCTCCTGCCCGCGAGCACGTACGCGTCGCCGTCCAGCACCGCCCACGCCAGCGCCTGCGCGTCCTCGCTGCGCAGCGCGTCCGCCGCCTCGCAGCCGAGCGCGTCGCCCACCGGCCACGCGCCCAGCACGTCGATGTGCGCGTCGCCGTGGCGGTCCTCCCAGGCCTGCACGTCCACGTAGGCGTGCTCGGCCGCGTCGGCTTCGCCCCGCACGAGTTCAAGGCGGTAGGTGTGGTCGCCGTCGTCCGGGCCGATGACCGAGAGAACGTGCCAGGTGGGTACAACGCAGTTCATGCCAATGACATTTTCATGCCAATGGCATGATGTCAACTGGCACTTTTGACACGTGTTCTAAATGGTCGTTCCCGTGCGAGAATCTGCGCACTGGGGGCGAAGATGAGAGCTGTTTATGTGG